CCTGTAAAAATTAATGCTATGGTTTCTGAATTTTCAAATCTTTCAGAACGCGGAATGAAGGCAAGAGGAAAGAAAATTAAATACTATAAAGTTCCTGGCCAGTGGGTTGAAGAAAACATGGGGCATGTAAACTATTTTGCATTCTTGTGTAACCCAAAGCAAACACCATCAAAGTTGGTTGCTAAGGCTGAATTAGAAAATATCGAAGTTGGAATTTTTAGATACTAGGGGGAAAGTATGATTGTAACAAGTTTAGAAAAGATGGAAAAGATTGTAAAGGGTAACAACAATCTTTCTTGGATTGGATGGGATGTTGTAGATCTAAAGAGATCTGATTCCGCACGTACTGCCGTTAATGGTGTGAGAGTAAAGGGTCTTTGGTACATGCAAAGAGTTTATAAGGTCACTCGTAACGGATGGGATATTCCAAACAGATATAGGGGCTAAACATGAAACAACATCTATGGAAAGATGCTGCAGAATGTTTAGGTTCTGACACAAATATATTCTTTGATGAATATGAAGAAAAACCAGAAAGTAGAGCCTTTGTTGACTCACTTTGCAGAACGTGTCCAGTAGCAAAGACATGTTTTGCAGTTGGCGTATCTGGTAAAGAGTGGGGAGTTTGGGGCGGTATCTATCTAGAAGGTGGAGAAATCTCAAGAGAGTTTAGTAATCATAGATCAAAGCAAGAATGGTCTTTGACTTGGCAATCATTAACAATGGAGCAATAATATGTGGTCATGGGTATTAGCAGTAATAGGAGTAACAGGTATCTTCTTTGTTGGTCGCAAGACCATATGGGGATGGTTTGTACTACTATTTAATGAAGTCCTATGGATAGCATATGCATTGATAACTGATCAATATGGATTTATATTTTCTGCATTAGCATATGCAGCGGTATACATTAAATCATATCTCCATTGGAAAAGAGAAGAGTAGTGTATACAGATGCAATGCGTAGGGCTTTTCATTCAGTTGTACCACCAAAAGGATTTGGTGTAAATATAATTGATAATGAACATTTTTTAACTATTAAGTTAGATGAAAAGCATTTTGCTGGATTAGTTCATGATGATAAGATCCAGGCGTTGCAGTATGTATTAACACTTAAGAATGCTCTTGAAATGGAAGGTGCAATTGTTTTAGTCACTAGAGAGGCAGTTAAACAGTGACTATCTTTATATCAATCGCTAGTTACAGAGATCCAGAATTGGAAAGAACCATTCATTCTGCTCTGGATAATGCAGCAAATCCACAAGATTTGCATTTTGGTGTAATGCTTCAAGAGTTTGAAAGATTTGCCCCAGATTTATCCTGGGTTCCAAACCTTACGCTAAACACTATACATCCCAAGATGGCAAGAGGTGCAGGGTATGCAAGAGCACAAATCATTCCAATGTATTCTGGACAAGACTACTTTCTTCAAATTGATTCACATACAATATTTGAAAAGAATTGGGATCAAATCTGTATTGATCAATATAAAAAAGCACAAGAAATATCAAACAACAACAAGATAATTCTTTCTCACTTTCCTCCTCCATTTTATGTAGAGCCAGATAAAACTATTAGCATCATAAAGAACTCTAAAACACAACTGCCATATGCTACAAAGCAAAAGCCAATGCTTACAAAACGTGGCGAGTGGACTGCAGAAAGAGTTAAGTTAACAAATAAAAATCTTCCAGAGCAATCAACAACTATCTTAGCAGGCTTTGTATTTTCTAAGGGAGAACTTATACAAGAAGTTCCATATGATCCAGAGATTAGTTTCTTTGGTGAAGAACTGTGTTTTGCAATAAGGGCTTGGACCAGGGGCTGGGATATTTATTCCCCGTGTGTAACAATTGTATATCATTTTTATATGCGTGAAGGATATAGCAAGGTTTGGAAAGATAGGAACCTTAGAGAAATATCATGGAAAGAATTAGAGGTTATTTCTAAGGAAAAGCAAAAGCGTGTTCTGTGCGGAATAGAGGGCGGTATATGGGGAGCAGGGTCTATTAGAACCATTACTGAATACGAACAACTAACAGGCTTAGATTTTAAAAAAATGTATAATGCTAGCAGTGATACAATAGTAGTAAGAGAAAAGGAATAGAATGAGAATAGCGATTATAGTACTTAGTTTATTTTCAGTGTCATTTGCTATGGCATATTTTTCTGTACTAAAAAGGCTTGAGGTAATTACCAAGGCATTTGCACAGTTAGTTGTTCTTAACTCTACTATTCAAGAAGCATTTGAATCAAACATTCAGTCCCCAGTAAGCAAAGAAGATCAAGACATACATAAAGAAAACTTTATTAAGTTTCTTTCTGATTCTCGTGATTGGGCATTTGAGTATATTGAAGATGTGCAAACACAATTAGAGACTTTTGTTAGAGATATTGAACCAGAGATTATGTACTTTGATGAGTATGGACTTGTTGGAGATGCCTATCCACACTACCACTCAATGAAAAAAATATCTGCAGCCTATAAAGATTTAAAGAAGTTGCTTCCAGAGGAAGTCGATGATAGACGCTAGAGGCATCCCAACTTGTGAGTGCCCAAGTTGTGGTGGTACATTGTTTAGAGCCCTAGTTTCTTTTGATTCAAGCACATATATGGTAGGAATGTATCATCTAGATATACAATGTCACGACTGTGGTGCCCTTTGTACAGCACCAACACCTGTAGACCACCCTGAGAATCCAAGCCAAGATCATGGAATGAAAGAATGATTGTTCCAAAATTAAAAAAATTTGAAGACAGTATTAGATATGATTATGCAGTTTGTGAAATAGAAGAGTGCGTTGATGAAGCAAAAATACTTGCCATGACAGAAACAAGATACGTAGACTTCTGTGAAAAACATCACAGAGAATATATAGTGGGGAACAGATGAAAGATATTATATTATCAATAATAACAGGTTTTGGATGTGGCATTGTATTTGCTGCATTCAAATTGCCAGTTCCAGCACCGCCCGTTTTTGCGGGTGTTGCAGGTATCATAGGCCTATGGGCTGGCTACTACATACTAACGAAAGTTATATCCTAGGAGGAAATAATGAATGAAAAAATGAAGCAAATGCTAGCATCATACGGACGATCAGTTCTTGGTGCAGCAACTGCAATGTACGCATCTGGTGTGACAGATCCAGAGACATTGGCTTACTCACTACTCGGTGCACTAGTGCCCGTAGCATTGAGAGCAGTCAATCCATCAGACACGGCATTCGGACGTATGCCTGCCGAGTCAGACATTGAGGCAGCACTAAAGAGTGCTAAGGTTGTTAAGAAGGCTGCTAAGAAGAAGCCTGCTGACAAGAAGTAAGTTTATCTTACATAGAAGGGCGGGTCTTCGGACCCGCTTTTTTATTTCTCTAAAATATCTAGATACTTTTGTTTTAAGTTTTCTGCAGCAAAGTTATTCATGGCAATTTCAAAAGCCTGCTTTTTTTCTTCAATCTTAGACTTTTGTTTCATATAATCATCCACAATTCTTGCAAGATTTTTAGGGTCTGCATTATGTACATCAAGGACTGCTCTAGTTTTAAGTATGCCAATTTTGTTAGACTTTGCTAGCCATTCTTGAGGAAGAATTGTGTTGTTTGGAGATATGTCTGTCATAAATACTGGAAGCCCAGACATAAGCGCTTCGTTCATAGGCAAGCATAGTCCAGCATATCTTCTTGGCAATATCATTGCATCAAAGCCATCATACATATCTTCACGGCTTTCCGAATCTCTATGATCTATTACCAATCTTGGATCATCGCATTTTATATCTAGTGGTGTCTGTGTTCTAATTACAACCTGAAAATTTTCTTCTGCATACTTAAGCATATCTACTACAGACTTTGTACCATTTCTATCTTCAGAAGCAGCCTTTCCTCCAATATGAAGTATTCTATTATGATTTTTAGAAAGATTATTCTCTCTTACTTTATTAAACAATGTGTGATCTGTTGGCGGCGGTAGATAGGTAACATTAGTTTTACTACCAAATAACTCAGTCATATGATCAAAATTCCATAGACTAGGCCCAAGAAATACATCTGGTAAAGCAAAATCAGATCTATTTAAATGATCTAAGTACTCATAGTTATATTGCAATACAGTCTTAACTCCAACACGTCTGGCAAGGTCTATAAACTGATTACTATAAAATGTTTCACAGGTTAATACAACATCTAATCCACGAAGAAAAGATGTTATGTCTCCATTTCTAGGAAATCCTCTAACTGGCTGTATATCATATCCGTTATACCATTCTGGATGTTGCTTATTCTTATTAAAAGATATTGAATTAATAAGCATAATCTTTGTTGGATTAAGCATGTTTACAAGTTCTCTTGTCTGGTTGCCAAGCCCACTATTATCTGATCTTGCAATAATTCCTAATCTCATTCAGTTAATCCCCATGCTTGGTCATCAGATGTAAATTTTCTACCACCTTCACGTCCATCTAAATGGTAGGAACGTTTAATGTCACCCTCTGGATGATATATCCAAAGTTTATGTTTCATCCATCCATCATCTTGAACAACTCCATGAAACTTATCTTCAATAAAAGTTTTTTCATCTGAAACTCGTAAGACTTCCTCACGATAATAATCAACACGAGATAGGTGTGGTCTTTGGCTCCATTGAATTGTTTTTAAAAAGTTGCCCCTTTTCTTAAGCATTAGGTGGCTATGGTCTGGAGGAATTGATGCTTCAAAGTGAAACCTAATTGTATTTGCTTTGCCAAACTCCAACATATCTAAGCACTCATCCCAGTGAATATGTCTGTCACCAGTAATAGGAGCGTCTCCCTCAACATAAAGCATCACAGATGTTTTAATTAAGTCTATTGTTTTTTTCATCATTGTTGTCTGGTGGCTGTGCTCATCAAAAATAATTGGCAAAACATTTTTCCATTCGTGCAAACACTTCCAAAGAACACGACTTTTAAACTCATCGTAATCTGCTTTTCTGTTTAATCTTTCTTCACGTAGACCATCAATTTGCAGGATGATTTCATTTTCTGGAAAATGCATTCTAACTTCTCTAATAGTTTCATCAAGAACTCTTGTGTCTGGATGGCTTGGTAAAATAGAAGTTACCATAACAATTGTTATATCGTTCTTATTCATTTACCTGCTCCATAATCTTTATAGAAAAATCTCTTTTATATTTAATCCACCACGATACAACCTTGTGCATATTATTGGGATAATCATTAAGTAAATTAGGAACAATACTTTTTAGGCTATGCCAATTATTTGTTTTTGTTATGGGGATATCTTCTGCTCCAACGTATGCAAAGAAATCTTTTTCGATACCCTTTGAGTCTACCAGATCTCCTACTGGAAGGCATAACATTTCTATTGATTCAAAGAACCTAAAGGTATCAACAACCTGCGCTCCTGCAGGACATGGGGCTATCTTAGCCTTTGACATAGTG